GTGCTACTGCCAGTGTTTGTAGTTGTGTCTGAACTTGCTCCAACTGCTGTTGATGTAGTAGATGCTACTGAACCTACTTCTGTTGAACCTGCAACAACTGCTGTTGCTGTTGCAGTTTGTTCTGCGTTAACTGCATCTGCTGCTGCTATGTCAGATTGTATATCTGCACTTGTTTGTTCTGCGGCTGCTACACTGGATTGTGAGTTTGCAACTGCTCCTGAGCTTGCTGCACTTGCTACGTTGTCTGCTGCTGCCACTGCGGCTGCTGCTACACTCAAAGGATTAGTACTAGGTGCATTAGACGCTGATGATTCTTCTTGTGCTACTTCTTCTGTAGCTTCTTCTACTGCTGTTTCTTCTACCACAGCAACTTCTTCTACCACAGCTACTTCCTCAATAGCTTCTTCTATTGCTGCTTCTTCTGCGACTGTTTCAACTGGAGCAGGATCAGTTGCCACCGCAACTTGAGTGCTTTCTTGCGTTTGCCCTGTGTCCACTTCTTCAATAGTTTGCGTCTGAGTTTCTGTAAATGTTTCACCTAATGTCTCCTCTAATGCTCCCGATCCGTCATCTAATGATGCTGTTGATGTTTCTTGTACTGACTCTAGGAATGCTTGATCGTCTGTTGTTCCTGCAGGATCTGCTGTATTAGAACTTGCAATTAGTTCTAGTAGTGCATCTTGTTCTGCTGCTAGTGCATCTGCATAGCCAGGACACGTAGGATCACTCAATGGATCTAAATCACAACTATTATCTTCTTCTGGCGGACGATAAACATACAATCCGTATACCTGTCCTTCTCTAAATTCTGGACCCCACCAACCTAACCAGTATCCTGCATCCATTCCGTATACTTCAATTGTTACTGTATCAACACCTGTTGCGTCTGTACCAAATGCTTGTGGGAATAATTGCTGTCCGTACTGTAGCTGCCAGTTTGCTATTTCATACGAGTAATCATATTCTTTTGAATATAATTCATTGCCTGCGGTATCCTTAAATGTTACTGTTACAGTTAATGGATCTTGACAACAGGTTTGATTTGCTGTCGTTTCATTTGCGTTGTAGTTTTTAACTTTCCATTGGTACAAGTATCCAACAACATCAATACCTACACTGCGTAGTGCATCAGAAATTACATCTTGTGTTTGGACAATATTTGCTGCATTATAACCAAAACGTATAGCACCATCACCGTTGACACCAATGTTAGCACAAGAGCCGCTTGTATTTCCTGCCCACGAGCCGTCACCATTATTATCTGTACTTTGTATTAAGCATCCGTGGCCGTTGCCAGGTTTCACACTCCAAGCATTTGGATCATTAGTTAATAATGGATCAAAGTAGGTTATATCTTCTTCAAGATAATCAGGATCGCCAGGCAAGCCATAGATGATGGAAGTATCTACTGTACCAGTAGTACCGTCACTAAACGTAGTTTCTTGTGCTAAACTATTAGAGGCCCAAAAGCAGAACCATAATCCCAGCACCGAGGATGCCTTTAACAGCCCCTTCCATTTGGTCATTACGTCTTGTCTCCTGTTCTATGTTTGTTGGTTGTAGCTCAGGATTTAGTTCCCACTTCTCTTTTGCTTCTACGCCAATTGATCCATCAAACGGGCAAGGAGTACCTGCCATTTCCATTGCACGATAAACACTAGCATCTTGACACATAAGAGCAACTGCTGCAACCTTCATACCCATATTGTAGAGTGTTTTAGAATTTTTTAGTCTTTCACAATTTAAATCACGAACGTGTCCACCGCCCGATGCACCAAGTATTTGTGTTTGCACAGCCGCAGAATATGTCACCGTACAAGTGTCGTTGCCGCCTAGCATAACAGTAGGTGCAATAGCACTTGGAGGAGGTGATATGATTTCTTGTCTTATATCACTTTTATTGTTATTGTTATTATTGTTTGTATTATTATTTGTATTAGTATTCGTATTTGTGTTATTAGAAGTAGTATTATTGGTGTTTACGTTTGTATTGGTATTATTACTAGTAACATTACTTGTGCTATTAACTGTTTGATTTACATTTGAATCAGTAGTTTGGTTCACATTTTGATTGATTGTTGAATCACTAGTTTGGTTAATAGTCGTGTTATTAGTATTAGTGTTTGTATTGTTTGTGCCACCACTCAATATATTATTATTTGTGTTGGTAGTTGTGCTGTTAATAGTTGTGTCGTTGGTATTCACATTGGTGTTTGTATTCGTATTAGTATTATTTGATGTACTATTTACAGTAGTATTATTTGTATTCAAATTAGTATTTGTATTTGTAGAGGTAGTTGTACTATCAATTGTTGTATTGTTAGTATTTGTATTTGTGTTTGTATTGTTTGTACCGCCACTCAACACATTGTTGTTTGTATTAGTGCTAGTAATTGTTGTATTGTTAGTATTCAAATTGGTGTTGGTATTTGTACTATCAATTGTTGTATTGTTAGTATTAGTGTTAGTATTTGTGTTAGTGCTAGTACTGTCAATAGTACTTGTATTAGTGTTGGTGTTGTCCGTTGTTACATTACTAGTTGTGTTTGTAGTGGAGTCATTGTTAGTGGTGACATAGCTAGTAGAATCGTAACTAGTCCCGTCAATTACAGTTTGCGCCCTACTTTCTAAAGATAATAGCATTACTACACCAGCCATTAGTGCCCAAGATGTATACTTCTTCATTATTTTTTTTACCCTCTAATATATTTATATAGTACAATTTACAGTACAATTTTTAGATTCCCTCACATATATTTAATCGTTCTGGTGTTAATAATTTAACACCTAGTTAATAAATACAGTATGTATAAAGATGAACAAGACGCACTATTTGAAGTGTTTGATGAAATGGATCAATACAGAAAAGAACGTGAACCACAGCCACTAGACGCTGCGGTTGATGATTTTATTATTGATAAAATAAAAGATGCGCTTATACAAGAAAATTGGAATCAAACTAAGGCAAGTAATTGCTTAGGTATCAAACGCACTACACTTATTGCTATGTGCAAACGTCTTAAAATATTTTAACCTTCAACAGGTTTATCTTTAATCCACAAACAATCTACACTTTGATTTGGACCTGTAACAAGCACTGCTGCTTTGCTCATTGCTTTAATACAAGCATCTTTATCGTTGTAATTGCCAATGTGATAATGTTCTATTGTTTGTCCGTTTAGTGCTAACCAAATCAATATCCACATATTACCACTTGCCCTGACTTTTACCAATGAAGTAAAAAACTGCTGTTAAAATTGCTGCTCCAATAATTGCTGCAATTATTCCTACAGTCCATTCTAGTATTGCCTGCTTGCGTTCTTCTGCTGCATAGACTGCTTCCTTGCGCTTCTTGCGCATTTCGCCCTCTATTTTAACAATTTGATCCCAGGCACTTGGACCATAGTACAATGAAATATAACTGCGCAATTCTTCACGCATTTCTTTAGCCTTTTGCTTCTGTCCCCACACTTCAAGAGCATTTTGCTCAATTTCACTTGCGCCGAATAATTTTTTAAAGAATGGAGGATTTTCTGCTTGTTTGTGTGCAAAGTCTAAATCGCTTACACTGGTAGCCCATTGGTTAAGGGTACCTGCCATATCAGATATTTCTTTACCTGTTGCTATTGCACTTTTGATGCCATTGTAAGCTGCGGTTGCCATTCCAATGGCGCTGACTGGATCTATCAAATATTGCCCTTTCTTTGATAGAAGAGCCCTCACGCTCTACACTAGTATTTATATAAAATTCTAATTATGCTGCGTTACTAACAATTAAGTTTACAACCCACATTACAAACACAAAAGTTCCTATGCAGGAAACACCTATAATAGTTCCGTCTATTATTAGTGCTTGTTTAGCTGCTCGTCTTCTTGCCTCTGCTATTCGTGCTTCGCGAATGCGTCTACGTTCTAACATCATATCTTCGTAGAATTGACTTTGACCTGTGTACAACAAGAATTCTCTTAGTTCTTTTTCTAGCTGCATAGTCTTGTGTTTTGCTGCTGTGATTTCAAGTGCTTGTGCTTCTACACTAGTGCCACTAAAAAGTCTCTTAACTTTAGAACCTTCTTTGTGTTCAACACTTGCTTCTGCAATACTTTCTTTTGCATCAAAGAATTTACCAAATGCACTTGCAACGTCTTGGGCTTCTCGCCCCATTTCTATCGCACGTTTAATACCATTGTAAGCAGATGTTGCCATACTTACTGCGGCTGCAATTTCTACCATACCTACGCCCTCGTGGGTACTAGTAATACACTGAGCCCTCAATGTATAATCATATTTATGTTAGTTATCTTTTTTGTACTTAACTGTAGTAAGTCTTTGTACAAGAGGCCCCATCTCAACAGGGTTCCATATTTTTTCTTTAGTACTGCCTGCGTTTGCTACACTATATCTAATTTTAAGTGCTACATCTCCGGAATTTTTATCATATATAAAAATACCAGGTCTAGGAAATCCATCTTTGCCTTTACCCATAACAAGTTTAGAATCAAGGTCAATGTCTTGTGCTCTTAATCTACTAGCAAGGCGACTAAATGTATGCACACTACTTTTGCCTGTTGACTTCAAACTTATAAGTCTTACATTTGGATTACCGGATGTAGCTGCCTGAGATGTGTATTCACCTATTTTTGCAACGACACCTGCTTCATTTTTTGCATCTTGTCCTGCTAGTATTTCTTTAAGTTGACGATGTGCTTGTTCATAAGCGTCAACCCAGAAATCAGTTTTACTTTCTATTTTACCTTCTGGTCTTTGTATTTCAACACCTAGTGGCCCGAATAGTTTTTGTGCTGCTACAACAACCCCGTCATTTTTTAATGCTCCGCCACCTACTTGACCAATAGTATCACTACCTGCTTTAAGACTGATAGCAAGTCCTTTCAGTGGACGCATCTTTCCGTCCTCGCCACGAACAAATGCATCAATATCTGTTTTACGTCCTTTTTGATCACTAAGACCATCGCTGTCTACTTTAATTAAGTCTGCTTTACCATTTTTATAAAAGTAATCTGCGTATTTGTCAATTTGTCCACTATTAGCATAGTGAACTGCTGATTGTGCAATGTTTGCCATTTTAGGCCAAAAGTTTTCTGATCTTAAAAACTCCATTGCAGGACCACGTATAGCAACTTTAAATTCAATAGTATCAGCAATCTTACTATTAAGGTCGGTTACTTTATATGTTTCTGCACCTGAGCCAATAGCTTTGTTTAGTGTAGTTTTTAAATCGTCAAAGTTTATGTCTTCTACAGAATTCTTACCACGTTTAATTAATTTTGCAACAACTGCTGCTGACAATAAGGGTTCTGCAAGATCACCTTTGTTTTCTGCTGTGCTACCTTTTGCACCTGCTGCGTGATTTAATCCTGATTCGATGTTACTTACTGATCCAGTAAGTGTAAATCCTTGTCCGTTTGGCCTTTGGAACGACATTATGCCGCCTGATCCTCTACCAACTTGTATTGTAGGTCCTTGAATTTTTTCTACCCAGGTTAATGTTTCTGATTGTTGAAAATCTGGAACTTCTTGCTGGATGATACTTAATAATGCTTGACCGCCTTTACTTCCAGATACGTTTACTTTATGTCCGTATGAATATGCTCCAGGGCGGCTAATTATACTAGCTTCTCTTATTTCTTCAAATCGCATTTTGTATTCCTACTAATTTATAGTATTTATGCGATCTTTGGAAACAACATATCTCTACAGAATATTTCTACATCTTCTTCAGGTAAGCCCAACGACTTCATTACGGCGGGTGTATGAGGGTTTTGCTGCTGATTATGACAATAATAATCTTGTGCAGCTTGCACTAAATTTTTGTCCCCATAACCATTAAATTGCGGAACTTCTTCAAACCAAGCACGTAGATTAGACAAAGCAATATCTATAATAGGTCCTGCTTCATCTTCTTTGACATTGCCGGCGGCAAGCATTTTATCTGTAAAAATGTTTTGTGCCCATTCTGGTAGTTCACGTTGTTTCTTAGGAATGAAGTCTTCTACACTTTCTTTATATCCATCGATCATTGGATGGTCGAAAGTAGCACTTGGTGAAAAGTCGTGAAAGGCTCCTGTCATTTTGTTTTTGCCTGCAATAACATCAAAGCCGTATATAGGCGCATCGTTGTGTAGTACAGGAAAACAACATACGTGCATCATCCACAGGCCTTTAGTCTCACGAGCATCTACAACATCAATATGAGCACGGCGAACGCTATCATTACTCCATACCCTATTAACCCAACCGTTATCTGGTTGATTGAATTCTGAAAGTCCTGGCTCTTCAATTTCTTTTGCATATTCATCAAAAATGTCAAGTATTTCCTCCTTACAATCTATTAGTTTATTCCATATTGCACTCATTCTATACCTCTAAATCGTAGTAAAAATAATTAAGTCCGTTATCGTTTGCAGTGACAAGCCATTCGCCTCTGTATATTATACCGCTGGTACTACTTGTCGTTCCTGTATACACTTTTCCATCTATTGTATTACAATTATCAACAGTAAGAATTGGTACACCGTATCGGGCGGCCATCCATAAGTGTATATCCCCGTATTCTTTAATTTTTTGATTGCTCTTCTCGTCGCCTGCTTTTTCAGCTCTAAATCCATTTGTACTATGACAAATAAAATCTACATTATTGTCTGCATAATATTGCAAATTTTCGTTAGCAATTACTTTTTGATTTAGTTCACCCCATAAATCATTACAGACAAAACTACCCACACTAAAATCGTAACGACCATTTGCATTTATACCCTCAAAATTTGTAATTACAGAACTCTGTCCTGGATAACATTCATCTGCGGGTATAACCATTTGCTTACTATAAGTTCCTGCAGGCTGTCCTGCATCATTGTAATATTTTATTTGACTTTGTTTCACTAAGCCAAAATCTACAGGTTGAATATAAAGTGTTGGCAAACCTATACTTACACCTGCAGATGTTGCTGCTCTTACAACATTACTAAGATGGAATTCAATGTCTTCTTCAAATATATCTCGAAATGGTCTTAAATATCCACTAAGGGCGCCTTCAGGAAATAAAATAAAATCTACTTTATTGTCTGATGCCCATTCTAAAGCTGTTAGTATTTGACTTACATTTTTTTTTACATTATTTGTAACAGGAATTTGTGCGCCAGCTATTCTCATTTTACATCTATCATTTGTTGAAATAATTTTGTAGCAAAATCAAAACATATTTTTGCTTCATCTGCCATAGAATCGTTGCAACGAGATCTAATCGATTCTTTTAGACTATCGACATCTGTTTCAAATTGATATAAACGACCTTCGCCAGGAACTTTTTTTGAAATCATTTGTCCGCCGCTTGCATCTCCCATATGCCTAACGTAAATATGGGCCATTAATTTATCTGGATCGTCTTTTATAGACATAAGATGATCCATATAGTCTTTGACAACCGGAAGTAACGGAGGTTGATTCGGATTCGTTTCGCCCCATAGTTCTTGATAGTCTTGGTGTATTGCGGGTGCTCTTCTTGTGTCTAACAGATTGTGTAACATACTTAAAGTTTCTAATAAATTATACTGAGGGTGCAGATTAAAAAGAAATGTAGCATATCTTTCATTTGATATGTCACCGCTCATTAGTTCTTTTACAAACTCTTGGCGTTCTGCATTTTTATGATGTTCCCAAGTTAATTCTTTTAGACTCATTCTTCTTCTACTCTTACCTGAAGTGGAAATCCGTGTGATCTACTTGCATTAGTAGCTTCTAAGGATTTAGTTTCTGCTATTTCGTACTTATACGTGCCTACGATGGCTGAACCTTCATTATGAATTTGCATACATAAATTTTCTGCACCTGATTGGCTATGCTTAAAGATTTCCTGTAAAACACCAATTACCCATTCCATTGGTGTAGCATCGTCATTGAGCATAATAACATTATATAGTGAAGGCTCTTTAATTTCTTTTTTGATTTTTTCGTCAATAATGACATCTTGTGTAGTATTAGTATTCATTTTATCTCCTTTAAAGATGGGGGAGTATAAAAACTCCCCCTAGACAGATTACTTGCTGTCTAATTCGCCTTCGATATAAGAATTATCTTGAATCTTAATTTTCTTAGGCTGTAGTTCTTCTGGAACTTCACGCTTCAAGTGGATGTTTAGCATACCTAATTCAAGATTTGCACAATGCACTTCTACGTGATCAGCAAGTGTAAACTCTCTACGGAAGTTGCGTCCGCCGATTCCTTTGTGTAGGTAGTTTACTGTTTCATCGCCTTTCGGAGATGTACCTTCTACTCTCAAAATGTTACCATCTTTGGTTACATCTAAGTTATCCATACCAAAGCCTGCAACCGCAAGAGAGATCATATACTCGTCTTCGTTGATTTGTGCAATGTTGTATGGAGGGTAACCATTTGATGCGCTATTTGCAAAACGTGCTTCCATTTCATCAAATAGTCTATCAAAGCCAATAGTTGCTCTGTGAAAGTTAGGTAGGTCTAGAGTTGTTAGTCTTGTCATTTTGTTTCTCCTTTAATAAGCAAGATTAATGTAAGGACCCTTTCGGCGTCCAAGTTTATTTATCATTTGCCAATCGTACTCGATTCATAAATTGCATTATGAGTTTGAGTACAACGAACAAATGTTGTACACTTTGACAAGTGCTTCAATCGCACTGCCCCAGCATATGTGCAGGTGGATCTAACACCCCCGAGGATCTCTTGTACAGTATCTGCTACGGATCCTTTGTAAGGTACTAGAACCGTCCTGCCTTCTGACGAGCGATAATCTTTCAACCCGCCAAAATGCTTTTCGTTTGCGCTTTTACTACTCATACCGTAGAATTGCACAAACTTCTTTTCTTCATAAACGGACTCAAAGAATCCGTCATCTGTTTTAGTCACTTCATTAGTTTCGTAAGTCTTAGTGATTACTTCGCCGCCACCTTCATCGTGTCCGGCAAGCATACCACCAAGCATCACAAAGTCAGCACCTGCTGCAAATGCTTTTGCTACATCGCCTGGAGTTGTACAACCACCATCAGCGATAATATGCCCGCCAAGCCCGTGAGCAGCATCCGCACACTCAATGACTGCGGATAGTTGCGGATAACCAACACCAGTTTGTATACGTGTCGTACAGACCGACCCAGGGCCAATCCCAACTTTAATAATATCTGCTCCAGCAAGAATAAGTTCCTCCGTCATTTCGCCTGTAACAACGTTACCTGCAATGATTACAATGTGTGGATAACGCTGTCTAAAATTGCGCACAAATTCAGCAAAACGTTCTGAATATCCGTTAGCAACATCAATGCAAACATACTTTAGATTACTGTCTGCTTGTTCATATACATCGCGGAACTTCATTTCGTCTTTGTCTGTAATACCAATGCTCATAGCAACATAGTTGGTACGATTGTAGTCGTCAGTATCAAAGAAGTTTACTAGTTCGTTTACACTATAAGTTTTAACTAGACAAGTAAAAATACCTTCTCTAGCAAGACTGTCAGCCATTTCAAATGTGCCAACACCGTCCATATTACTTGCCATAATAGGAACTCCTCGCCAATGACGATGTTCTATATTATCTGGAAAGTCTGGTTCATAGTTACGGAATGTGTAACCACGTTCTAGATCAACTTCTTTGCGGCTGCCAAGTGTTGAACGCTTAGGACGAATCAAAACGTCCTTATAGTCTAGTTTTACATCTTCTTCGAGACGCATTTTCTAGTATCCTCTTTCCTGTTCTTGTTTACGTAGTTTTTTCAACCAACGTGCTCTGCCTGCAGCTTTTGCTTTCTTCCTTTTTAAGCTAGGTTTAGTATAAAATTCTCTTTCACGTAGTTCTTGAAGTATACCAGCTTCTTGAACTTTCTTTTTAAATTTACGTAATGCAAAATTAAAGTCTCCATTACGTACTTCAACACTGAGTCCTTTGACATTGTGATCTTGATTGTTGAAATTCTTATTACGTTTCAATTGTACCTCCTAGGTTCGATAAGAAATCTAGCGTATAATTTCTATTTTTACTAATATGATTATACACTGTATCTTGGCTGTTTGTCAACCAATAAGTTTTAGGTTTTGCAATAAAGTATCCAAGCAAATCTCTTATATGAGGACTTACGTAATCAACGTCTATAATTGCTAAATCGCATACGCCAAAAACATTAAGTAGCCATTCAACTTCTTTGTCATTATATTCTGGCTTGTCATAGATGTAAACATTGATGTCAAAATCTATTTTGCCAAGAAAATCATATTGCAGTGATTTTTGTGTATCAGCAGAAGGATACATCAAAAGCATTTGATAATTATCATCCCTAAGAATATCAAACGGCGTGATAAGTTGTACTTTAGTCAATATTAAGACTCTTTGTTAATTTTATTAAAGATTGTGTTTTCTGATTGTTCAGCATTTTGCGAATAACCTTCTTGCTCTTTGTAGTTATCGCTTGTCGAAGTGTCTTCCCAAGGAAGTGAATCAATTAAACCCTTCACATACAGATTTTTATACCTTTTTAGTGTATCGTTAGGATGTTGTTCCTTCCAGGCTGTTTTGCTTGCTTGAAACTGTTCGTCTTTTTCCTTTTCTTCGTACTCAAGTTCTCTTTTAATTTCTTCAGGGTGTTTAATTTTTTTAGAAACTACTTCGTCGTGTTCGTCTTTGTAGAAGAACTTGTTTCTTGTTGGCGTCCATCCTTCAGGACGGTCCTCATCAGTCTGTACTTCAGGCTGTTCCATTGTTGTATTTGGAACATCTGTGTCGGTAATATCATCTTCTGATACCACGTCTCCCAAATCTGCATCTGTTGTAGTAGTAGGTTCTGTATCATCTACTCTCTCTCCTTCGTCCACTCTGTTGGAAGTGTCTCCTCCATCATTTGTGGCTCTATCATCGGTAGTATCTCTGCCAACCTCGACGGTGTCATCGGCGGCTGAACTTTCTGTGTTGGAGTCTCCTCTGCTTTCTCTTCCGGTTCTGTCTTCTTCTGTCCTATCTGATTGTTCATCATTAGGTCTATCAGGTGTTTCATTTAATTTCTCCTCTTCCGCAGGCGGCGTAGGATCGTCAATATCAAAACCAGGGTTGTCATTGATTTTCTGCGCTCTTAGTCTTTCATATTCTGCCCAGTCGAGCCGATGTCCCTCCTTCTGATCGTCTTTACGTTTGCGATGTAGTTCAAACGTATATTGACTTGCGATCAAAAGTAACACGGCCAATGGGTCAAAAACAAAGATGATAACTAGTATCACCCAGCGGACTGCTTCTTCTAGTAGGTCTTGGTCTGCTTTCTCTCCGTAAACAAACTCAGCCAAATATTTTACTGGACCTACTTCAGCTTCTAATTTTCTATATTCTGCTTCTAAGGCATATTTTTCTTCTGTAAGTGTATCAATTTCTGTGTTAGCATTTTTTATTCTAGCGTTTTGTTCTTCGATTGCAGCATCTATTTCAGCTGCCTTATCTTCTTGTGCTAGTTGCGCTCTTAGTCGTTCAATTAATGCTTGTGACTGTGCAACCTGCGATTCTGCACTTTCACGTAGTCTTTGTATTTCATCTCTTGCTGTTTGGATTGCAGGTGATTCAGTTCCTCGAACATTGTCTATTTGTGCAAGAATTTCAAGTTCTCTATCCTTAATAGCATCTGTTTGTTCACCTCGTATACGGGAAACAAGCATACCTAGTCTATCACGTTCGTCTGCCAAGGCATCTTGCGCTTCTTTACGTAAATTACTAATTTGAGAATTTATATCTGTGATTCTAACACGCTGTTGTTCAATCCAAGCATTTACTGCTCTGCGTGTGTTGTTACCTACAAATCCGTCAGGGTTTGAACCTATTGTTTGTTGTGCTTGTCTAATCTGTTCACGTTCGCCGCTTGCAATTTGTCCTTGTACTTTGACTATACTTTCTTCAATCTGTGCAATTTGTGCAAGCAGAGGATCTACAGCACTAGTATCTACTACCAAGGCACTGATTCTGTCTTCATACTGGTTTGCTTGCTCATTAAGCCTACGTAGTTCTTCAGATAAATTAGATAGTTGATCCTCATAAGGTTTTGTTCTAGTCGCATCAGTTTCACGAGCATCAGCTATAATTTGATTTTGTTGATCAATAGCAGGCTGTATGCGTTCGAATGCTTTATCTATACGTTCCTGCTCTTTATCAATTTGTGCTTGTATATTCGCATCTGCACCTACACCGTTAGATTGTAGATCTTCAATACGTTCTTGTGCTCTTACAACAATACCTTCTTGACGTGCAATCTCTGTTGTAAGCCTTTCAACTTGTGCAACACTTTCTTGGCTTGCACTTGTTTGTTCAATGTGTGCTTTAGATAAGAAACCAAATATGCCCATTGAAGTAATAAACATCAAAACAAGCACCGCAACTGTAAGATAAGTTTTTAACCACCAAGTTGCTTGCTGCCAATATCTGTGTAGCCATACAGCAGTTACAAGTTTACCAACTTCTAACACACTGCCCATAATAATAATAGGTATAGCAGCCGCAGCAAAAATAGCCACAAGGCCTGCTACAGAATAATATATTGCCACAGCACTAATAGATAGTGCTGTCAGCATTGTAAGTAATGCAAATATCATATAATATTTAACCCCATATGATCTCCAAATTAAACTGTAATTTAATCATTCCACCTATAATAGATATGATCTCCTATACGGCCAATGAGTTGAAATCCCCGTGCCCAACTTGGCGCAACATAAGTTGCGTGATAATGTGTAGACCCTTCAGTAATACCTCTAAAGTCACCATAGTTCACAATCATATATGCTGTTTGTTGTGCTTTGCGCCACGCATCTGTGTCTTTTGGATCGTCTGATTTACCATCACAATACCAACTAAACTGACATTGATTTCGGATAGGAACAGGCTCCCCTGTTTTCCAGCTAGGTTTATGGCGTCCATCGTACACAACATTACATACCGAATTCGGATATCTACTGTCATCTACTCGATTAAGAACAACATCAGCTACAGCAACCTGATCTGCAAAATTAGATCCTCGTGCTTCGTGGTAAATGTTAAGAGCTAGACAATATTCCTCTGGATGCGCATCTTTTGTAAAAAGTTCTTGAGCATTTGCCGTAGCGGCAACAAACAACATTACTGTTGTCAAAATTAGATGTTTCATTGATTTATCCCCTCACGTTATTTACCGGCGCATTCTTGCAAGATCTTTTGCTTCATTAGTACCTCGCATAATAGGTACAGCATTAGATTTGTGCATAGTGCCAATGCCAACGATAAGGTCTCCTGTATATTGTTGTGATTCTTTACGAGGTGCAAATCCTGCAATGTTATTAGATAGGCTAGGATATTGCTTGGTTTCGCGATGTACGGTAGGTTTTGGTTTGTATGTTTCAAACTCTTTTTTGCGTGGTTTGTGTTCGCCGCGAAGGTACGAAAGATACTGTTCGAACTGCTCGAACTGTGCCGAATGACAGTTTTGTTGCCGCATACGTTTGTTGTATGCTCGCCATTCTTGTTCTAGTTTAAGTCTTTGATTGTTGGTTAGTTTCTTAGGCTTACGCTTCTTGTAGTTGGTCGTAGTCATATACGGCCCTACTAAATGCATCGTCATAATAAAACTCCTGCTATTTTGTTAATAGTGTTACTATTATAGCAGGAGTTTGAGGGGTTGTCAACTGTTTTTCTTTCCTTCCATTAGAGCGACTGCTGCATCGTAATCTTCTTGTGCAATAACACCTTCACGCAACAACTTCTGTCTATTTGCCTCGTGCTTTAGAGCAATCTCTTCTTTTGATCCGCCAAAGTATGCTACTGCGTGACCTTCTTCAATAAGGATATCTGTAACACGCTCTGCTGGTTGTCCTTCATAGCGTTCTACTTTGAAGTCGCCTAAGATACGTCCGAACTTGCCTTTCATATCTTCGCCTTTTTTGTTTTCAGTTGTAATTAGTTTGCCGCCATCTTGAAGGAGTTCTTTCAATCTAGCCTTTGCTGCTTCACCAAATAGATCTTCTACTTTATCTCTTGTGCGTGATTCAGGAGTATCTATCCCCATAATTCGAACACGTTCATCTCTCAGTGTTACACCAAATCCTAAGTCAATATCTACGTCAACAGTGTCACCGTCGACTACCTTAATAACTGTGACGTCATATTCATTTTGTTGCATTTTTGCCCTCTCTTGTTAATGCTTATTCTTGTGGCGGTTTGTTACCCCATTTGCGTTCGTATGTGTCGTCTGTTGCATACGAGTCTGCCCATTTGTTTTCTGTAAACTTTGCAAAGTCAATTAACATTAAAATTTCTTCGTAGTTTTCAGATATCCATTGTTCGTGTTCTGCAAGTTGTTCTTTCATATCTTTTAAGTCACGTGCCATATTGATTTCATCTTCAACTGCCATACGACTTGTTAGTTCACTTACTTCCCCCTTGAGTGTTTCTATTGTTTGTGCTTGTTGTGCTGTCCACCATACAAATGCACTTACTTGCATAACGATCGCTATAACAACACCTATTCCAAATTTTGCGTTCATAGGAATTCCTTTACAGTTATATACTACGTTATTTAGTCAAGACTAAAGGGCGATGTTGCCACCGCCCTTTTACACTGTTTCTTCTATGTGTTTTTCTTAGAAACTAAAACCAACTGTTACACTTGGAGTAAACTCTTCTGAGTCTAGGTTGTAGTTTAGTTCTGTACCTAGTTCTAAACCTGAAACTGTACGACCGTATGAAGCACCTACGTTCTGTAGCACATCATCTGCATCACCGTTTGCATATGCTGTTAGACCCATCATAGAACCATCAACTTCAAAAGCAATTTGCTCGTCTGCTGAACCGTATGTTAATGTTGAACCTAGCATAATGTTTGCAACTTCAACTCCGTCAGCACGACCACCTAGTGTCCAGTTTTCTGTGTCTAGGTTGTAGTCACCACTTGCTGTGATTGATGCAAATCCTGTTCCCATTGTGTAAGCACCTTGAACATTTGAAATGTCTGAGATATCTGCATTCCAATCTGTTAAGCCTACTGCAACTTGTGCATCGCCTACAGATACTTTAAGTGATTCTTCCATTGCTGGCGCTGCTAATGTTGCACCGTTTTCGCCTTCAACAAATACACCGTCTTGATCACCAAATGATAGTGTTGCTCCTGCAACATCTGCACCAATTTGCCATTGGTCTAGTGTAAAAGTACCACCGTCTACTGATTCAACATTGAATGAACCAAATGCAACATTACCTGCACTTAGGCCTGCACCTAGTGTAAGAGTTGCTTCTTTGTCACTGTTGATTTCAACTTCCATTGAGCCAGTTAGCATTGCACCTACCGGCATTGGATTAACAGTGTCTGCGTTTGCTACAGTCGCGGCCATTGCTGCGGCTGCTGCTAAAATAAATACATTGCGCATTAATTTACCTTTCTTTTTATTTTTGTTATTGCGTAAAAAAGGGCAAGTGATCAGCTTGCCCTTTTGACTTTTTATTTACATATTTTTAGATGTGTATAACCTAAATAAGAACTATTCTTGATTATAATAGCATTAAGTGTTGTATCTGTGCAACACTAGGATAGGTTAGCTAAAAGCTCTTTTAGTTTTTTCTTAGACTTGCCTTTTACCTTAGCACCTGAGATATCGTTATCGCCATCACCTACAACTACAATGGCAATCATACCCATTGACTTGTGTGGTGTGCATTGATACAAATAAACACCCGGTGTATCAAATGTGTAGGCATATTCTTTGCCTTGTTTTGATTTCTTTGGTGCTTCCCAACCATCTGGGCCCGCGATAAATTCTACATTGTGACCTTTACTTTTTGGTAGCCAAGTAATGGTGTCACCTACATCAATACGTGCAATGTCTTCTGAATACACCATCTTAGCACCGTCGTCACGTTTGTTCAACATATCGATTGAGATATCTGCTGCCAACGCTCCTGTGGCCATTGCAAAAATTAGTCCTAGTGTAGTTAAAAAAATCCGCATCTTATCCTCCTACATAGATTGCGTTGTTTGGACGATACCAGTTCTTCTGGTTGTGAATTCGTCCTAGTAAATCCCTTATCTCTGCTGCTTCTGTTTGCAAGATTTCAGGATCTTCTCCGTCAAGTATCCGCTGACTTCTGCGCATAACTTTATTGTTTAGTGCTTCTTCGATAATACGAATGTCCTTTACGCTAAGTTCAAACTTTAAATTAGGTTTCATAATGCCCTCCATATTACTTTAGCATACTGTGCATCTAGATCGTCCCTAAAATCTATTGCATCTAATACATTATCAAATATTTTTTTGACAGTTTTGTCTCTAAATATACCGATAACTTCTATCATTTTTTTACGCTCAAATTACTTGGGCTATACTGTTCGCCGTTATAGCCACTTCCTGTTGCGTTCGGTCCTGTTTCTACGCCGCTGTTGCAAGCAAATACAACAACACATAAAAAGAATGCGCTCCATAGTGTAGCTCGTTTGCTCCAAAGGATAAACCCATCCATTGCTTGTTCTGCTTGTTTTTGTGCGGCTGCTCTTACATCATCACTCATTGACATAGATCCTCATACTTTGTTGTATGAGCTCTGTGTAGCACACCGTTTGGGGTTTCTATTTTGAAAAGGTTTAAAAAGAATTTTAACATCCGTGTCTCCTATGTGTGTAATAATATATAGCACGGATTGTAAGAGAAGTCAACAACTAAAGGTGCGCTAAAATGTAGCAGGCCCGTTCTGTTGCCCGGTGGAGCCTATACCGCGAACTTGCCCTTAGGCTGCTTCTAAGACTTCTGCGTCAAAGAAAAGTTCAGGTTTAAAATTGCTGTTTGCAATTATTGTGTTTGCTGATTTACGGTCTCGCCTACCGGTAACTCCACGTTCTCTATTACGCCTGTCGATTCCCGGAACACCCCCATAGAAGTTTATTGGTGGAGGTGGGGAGATTCGAACTCCCGTCCAGTTCGTCGTTGATTGGCTTCAACGTTACAGTTTATTTATACTACCACTTGGCTACACTTGTCAACCGTTTTTGTGAACGGACAGCATCCATAATACGAAGTATTTGTTTCTTTTTATTACCAGGACGGTCATAGTGATTTTTTGCAGCCCAGGTTTGATCTGCTTCTAGTTGTTGAGCAAACTTTTCACCTAATATTTTTTCTAAGTAGCACAAATCATCAGTGCTGAGTTCATCAAATTTTTTAGATACCATTTTGTTTTTCTTTCCAGGCTTGTTCGAACTGTTCTGCATAGTCATACAAAGGTGCACCATTGGCACCATCATACCAAAGGCGTTTGAAATATCCTTCTGCACTTTGGACTACTGTTTCAGGAGTGGCGTCGAGATGGCCTTTAACCATATAAAATAATCTGTATTCTTCTTTAAGATCATTTCGAAGCATAACGTATTTACATTCCTTGTAAATGTAGGCGCTAACATCAATCCTTTTTTGACTTTTTCTTTGTACCATAAAAGCCTGTTGTATATTCTACATTCTCACTTCGCTTGTATGGTTCACATTCCTGTGGTTTATTAGTTTTCAACCATTCATCAATTAATTTTTGTGATTCGGGATCTATCTTGCGTGGTACTGGATTCATTAAATTTCTTTCATAAAAAAAGGGTTGACTAAGCAACCCTTTTGATTACATTGCGTTCTTTTTATCTTGGATTTCGGCTCTACGTGTTTTTGTAAGTTTGCCTAGATCACCGAGTGCCTTACGAGCTCTAGTTGCTGCTGCTTTGACACCTTTTTCATCAAAGGTTTCGGCTTCTTTGAGATAGTTATTAAACGCTTGTACGATTTCTTCGTGTAAAGTCATATTGTTCCTCCTGTTACGATTTCGTATATTTTTTTCCAATCCCATACACAAATTGCATTACCTGCATAGTCTTTGTTATGTTCGTGGTTAACTAAAATACCATTAAGACCCATACTAATACCTAGGTCAACGTTTTGAGGTTTATCTTCAATCCACCAACAATTGGAATCTCGATAACACTCAAGTGCTTCATCTTTGTCTGCACCTGTATCTAAATATACAAATTTTTCAAATACAGTAGGTCCAAACATTTCGATCAAGTTCTTTGTGCGTAAATGCTGTGCATAATAATCATCACTCAAGCTAGTTATTGCGTGAAACACAAATCCGTGTTCTTCATTCAATTTTTTAACATACTTGATAGCATCACGCAGTGGTGGAAGTTTTCTTATCCACGCACTTTCATTAAACATACGGCATAACTTTTTTGCTTCGTCTTTGGATATGCCATATTTTACATCCATATTGTAATTGCCGGGTGCTACAACTTCATAGCCGTGTTTCTTCATCCAACGTCCGTAGGCATATTCCCAATCGAATAGCACACCGTCACAATCTGTTAAAATCAATTTATTTTGCATTTTGCCTCTCTTTTGCCTTTTCTATTTTATATTGTATAATAGCACAAAATAGATATGTTGTCAACCTTTATTTGTCTGCAACAAAAACATCAGGAGAGCCTTGATTGGTGTGAGGATTGCAATGTGGGGATTCTGGACAACTACTATCAGGTGCAGCATTATCTACAGTATTGTTTACTATTAATTTATTATTAATGTAAACATTTTTTGTATTAGAAGCATCTAGTTCTCCGCCGCCAGCATTATTAGGATCATTATCAACAGCGATCAACAAATTATTAGCATAGACATTATCCTGTCCTTGAACAACTGTTGTGTGTCCGCAAACACGAACATCTGTATGTCTATGCACTGCTATTGTCATTAAGCCATTTGTATCCCAGTTGTGCTGCTAACGTACTGTTTCGCCATTTCTGAATCTGTTTTATGCACTACCAGCACTGCACTTTTATTTATTTCTACTTTTGCATCAGGATTGATTGTAAAAGTAAATGGTCCTAATCCAATGCCTTGTTGTGTTGCCATAATAGCCATAGGCTTTTGCACTGTAATAAAATTGCTGTCTTCCTCTATGAAACGAGCAACAAGTTCTTCACCTGCTGTTGTTTTTATAGTGATAGTGTCTTGAGATTTGTATGGTGTTTCTAATAACATAAATTATTTTACCTAACTAAGTGAATGTCCTGTTCCATTATAGGCTGTGTCTTCTAATTCTTGTTGTAAATTTTCGAAGCCGCCTATCTTTTTTCCGTTCATAATAATTTGCGGGAAAGTTCTAGCACCCGGAAAAGTTTCTAGAATTTTATCTCTATCAAAATCAGTGCCTAACTGCAAATATTCAAAAGCAATATTTCTGTTAAGCAAAAGTTGTTTGGCCTTTTCGCAAGAAGGACAAGCAGGCTTGCCCCAAATTTGTATTGTCATAGTGAAAATCCTTTCAGTTTGTCCTTATCAACATCTTGTTTGATACCGCCAACAATATAACTTTCAACTTCAGTTTCTTGTGGAGCAACCTGTAATCCTGATGAACTTAACCAATGAGTTGTCCAAGGTAGCGGATTTGTATTGACGGGCTGATCGAATATTGCCTGGAAGCCTAATGCTTTTAGTCTGCGGTTGGCAATGTACTCAACATACTGATGTAGTAGTTGTGTGTTCAATCCGATCATTGAACCATTTTGAAACAGATACTCTGCCCAATCTTTTTCTTCTGCAACACACTCACGCCACAAGTCATAAACTTCTTCTTCGCAATCTTTAGCAATTTTAGCCATTTCAGGATCGTCTTTGCCTTGTGCCCAAAGTTTAAGAACGTGTGTGCTAAGTGCCAAATGCTGTGCTTCGTCTCTAGCGATAAGTGAAATAATCTTAGCCGAGCCTTCCATTAGCTTCAGTTCACCAAATCCAAACGTACAAGCAAAACTTACATAGAAACGTAAACCTTCAAGAATGTTTACAGTCATCATTGCAAGATACATTTTCTTCTTAACATCACGTATACTACCTTCACCGCGATGGAAATATGCATCTGCCGCTTCGTTAAATGCATCATAATGTTTAGTTACGCTGGTCGCTCTTGCAATGATTTTTTCGTCGTCTAAGATTGTATCAAATACTTCGCTTGGATCAGGATACACATTTTTCATAATGTGTGTATAAGACCGACTGTGAATAGTTTCAAAGAAGTCCCAAGTAACAATGCAACCTTCTAGTTCTGGTAAACTTACGTGCGGCAAAAATGCTAGGCACGGACCACGTCCTTGTACACTGTCTAGCAGTGTTTGATATTTAAGATTCGAAGTAAAGATGTGCTTCTGCTCAGGTCGGAAGTTTTGATAATCCGCTCTATCCTTTTGTAATGATACTTCTTCTGGACGCCAGAAATATCCTAGCATCGTTTGATTTAGTTTGTCAAACACAGGAAATTTGAATGTGTCATATCTCTGTGTGTTTTGTTCTGCTCCGAAGAACATAGGCTGCTTTGTAAAGTCAACCTTTTCTTTGTTAAATACTGTCTTTGACATTTGTCATCCTATAATCATTTTTGTACTACTACTGTACATTCTTTTGTTTTATTTGTCAAGTTAAATTGCACACGCTTCACAAGCTTCTTCGTCTTGTTCGTCTAGTATAGACGGTTGTAGTGCAGTTTCTAGTTCTTCCTTTAGTTCACTTGGATCTTCTTTGTAATCGTAGGTGTTTTGATAGTAAGAAGTTTTCCAACCATACTTATATGTGTTCAACAAATCCTGTAACATTACGCTCATCGGAACTTCGTTATCAGGATACTGTGTAGGATTGTAACTCCAATTGCCGCTAATTGCTTGATCAAAAAACTTTTGCATTACAGCAACTACATTAATATAACCTTCATTGCTTGGCATATCCCAAAGCAGTGTGTAAGAGTTTTTTAATGTTTGGAACTGTGGAACAATTTGCTTAAGAGGCCCTTTTTTGGACTTCTTAACGGACAAGTATCCGCGTGGTGGTTCGATTCCGTTAGTTGCGTTCGACACAACGGAACTGCTTTCTGATGGCATCTGAGCGGACAATGTCGAATGTCGAAGGCCGTGTTGTTTGATATCATTGCGTAAACCATCCCAATCATAGTTTAACTTGTTCTCCACTATTGCATCAACATCTTTCTTGTAGGTATCTATTGGAAGGATGCCGTCGCTGTATTTAGTGCGGTTAAATGCATCACAGGCGCCTCTTTCCTGCGCCAATTTGTTGCTGGCTTTAAGTAGATAGTATTGGAACGCTTCGGATAAATCGTGTACTAGTTTCCAAGCACTTTGGTCTGCGTAATTTGCTTTGTGCTTTGCAAGATAATGAGCCAATCCAATATACCCAACTCCTAACGAACGTCTTGCTTTTGTTGAAATTTCTGCTGCCTTGATTGGATAGCGTTGGTAGTCAATAATTTCTTCTAAAGCTCTTACTGCTAAATCACACAATTCTTCTAAATCGTCTAGCTCTTTGATAACACCTACATTGATTGCACTAAGAATACACAGCGCAATTTCTCCTTCTTCGTCATCAATGTGCTGTAGTGGCTTAGTGGGTAGTGTAATCTCTTGACATAAATTACTCATATACACTGGATCTTTGAACGAGCTGTGTGTATTACAGTGATCAACATTCATAATATAGATGCGTCCTGTTTCTGCACGTTCTTTAATTAGAGCAGAAAACAATTCCATTGCATCAATCTTCTTTTTCTTAATGCTTGTGGCACGCTCATATTTTTCATATAGTTCTTTAAACTCATCTGGATCACCAAAGTATGCTTCGTATAATCCTGGAACATCGTGAGGTGAGAAAAGAGTTATTTCGTCTCCAGCAAGTAGACGTTCATACATTGTCTTATTAAGTTGTATTGAGTAGTCTAGTTTACGTACACGGTTGTCTTCTGTACCTTTGTTGTTTTTCAATACTAGAATGTCTTCAATCTCTTGATGCCAAAACGGGAAGTGTGTAGTAGCTGAGCCACCTCTTACTCCGTTTTGTGTGCAACATCTGACTGTTGCTTCGAACTTTTTGAGGAACGGGACGATTCCTGTATGTGCAACTTCGCCTCCTCTAATTTTTGAATTAACTCCTCTGATGCGCCCTGCGTTAATGCCGATGCCAGCTCTCTGCGCTGTGTAACGTCCAATAGACATATCACTGGCAAAAATGGAATCAAGGGTGTCGTCTGAATCAACAAGGACGCAACTTGCAAATTGTCTAACGGGTGTTCTGACTCCTGCCATAACCGGCGTTGGAATGTTGATTCTAAAAAGTGAGGTCGCATCGTAGTATCTCCTTACGTAGTGCATACGGCTTTCTTTTGGATAACCTGCAAATAAAGTTGCAGCAATCATCATATACATAAATTGAGGCGTTTCAAATATTTCACCTGTTGACCTATCTTGACACAGGTACTTGTCTACAACCTGACGTAATCCTGCGTAGGTAAAGTTTTCATCTCTTTTGTGGTGAATATAGCTGTCTAATCGTTCTATTTCTTCATCAGAATATACATCTAAGATACCCGGATCATACACGCCTCTATCAATATTCTTTTCAATCATTTCTTTAAGAGATATACTTTCATAGCGACCAAATACTTGTTTATTTGTACCATAAGAAAGTAAACGTGCTGCGGCATATTGGTAATTCGGATTGTCTAAGGAAATTAAATCATTAGCAGAACGTATAAGAACTTCTTGAATTTCGTGAGTTGCCATTCCGTCATAAAATTGAATGTTTGCATTCATCTCAATTAAACTGCTGCTTACTCCGGCTAGACCCTCACAAGCGTGTTCGACTACTTTATGTATTTTATCGATATTCAAGTGTTCTTTTGTACCGTCACGTTTGACGATCATTGTTCCGTTAGACATTTTATTCCTCTTTTCTTTTCATATTTGGTATTTATTGAAGTGTTGGCATCTTATATTCAATCTCTGAGTAGGCAGTACGAGGTATATCGTTTTTATGAACATAAGTGTCTCCGTTGAATCCGATCACAACACTGTTAACATATAGTAGATAATATGTGCTACACTTTGCGTTGTCTCGTACAATATGTATCTCATACGAGTCTTGGGAAAAAACGTCTGATAATTGCAAGGTGTAACAAATTGCTAAAATCTTAACGAAGGGACAATAATTATTTTCCTTCAAAAGCTCCCAAGGATCAGGCCAGGTGCTTTGGCTATAAGGATCTGTTGCTATCGTAACTAAAGGTGCTTTGTTATACAGGTCTATTACATCCTGCATCGGGTCAAGAGAAGTCTCTAAACTTTTACGAAAGTCACTCCAGTATTGCAATCTTTCTTCGTATTTTAGGTTAAACATCTACCTACTGTTTTATTGTTACTTTATAGGAGAAACTTGCTGAGTCTCCACTAGTAGAGTTTAACATAGTCAGGGCGGCTGTGTCAACCGTTCCGTCACTATTTTCGTCATAAAGTTCTGCATTAAATTGCAAATTTTCATCAAATGCAGAGTCTCCGACATAAACATATTCATCAGTGATTTGGATATCATTGTTAGCAGGATCGATCATCATTTCTATCTTTCCTGTTCTTTTTGCATTTACTGCATCACTTGTGTAGATGTAATCGATTAGATAGCTTTTTGCAGTATCTGCTGAAAATCTTAATGTCTTTTCAAATGCACTATTGTTGCCTATTGTAATAGTTGCAGGAAATCCTGATACACTAATATTTGTACCTGTTATTTCAGGAATATATGGATAGTTAATAAAATATAATGGATTTATAGATAGCTGTGCAGTTCTGACAAACTGATCATTATCCGAAGTATTATTCGGCTTATTGAAATTTATAATAGATGTTTGAGCATTGCCATCTGTACCACCGTGGTTACCTACATTTTTAAATATATTGTTTTGGCTTAGATTAAAGAAACCTTCAACAATGTTGATACCTTCGCGGTAAACATTATCAAAAACACAATTTGAAATTTTATTATTAGACGGTCCTGTAGTTTGTCCTGTAGTACCTAATGTTGTTCCATAGCCAAAGTAAATTCCTATATCTACATTATTGAAACGTATGTTATCAAATATATTTTCCTTAATGTCAAAATCAGAATATATACCATCAGAATAATTTTCTATTTCAATTCTCTCAAAAACATTATTGTTACAACTAACAAGCGTACTTAATGATTGTAATTTAATAGCTTGGTTTAATCTAACAGCATCTCCAAAGTCCCAAGTACCCATAAATTTTAGATCTGTGAACTTACTTTCTTTACAACTTTGTAAAAGCAAACCGATTGCGTTTGCACTCTGTATTGTCATACCACTTAATTCAATTTCACGGGCTTGGTTTGCTGTTGTGCTTGTCGCATCATTTGCTGGTGCACCCGGGGTGCTTTCGTCATTTACAGTTTCAAAAGCATTTACTGTGGATTGTATATAAGTTTTGTCTATGCCTGCGCCTCTTATTGTTGCAAAAGGCGGCAAATACAAAGTTCTAGAAATTTGATATATTCCTGGCTCTAGGTGTAATACGACCCTTGATGAAGGTGTACCTTTATTTGCTGCATTTAGATATAATTGATCTATTGCTCTTTGTAAAGCATCTGTTTGGTCACTTCCGTCACCTGCTGCTCCAAATGCTTTTACACTTACAATATCATCTAGTCTATCTTGTAGTGTGCGAAGCACAGGAGAGTTTACAGTATCTCCTGTTTGCACATAACCGTCGACGCTTTTATAAGAATACGTGTTTGCAAATTGGAATAAATTATCGTGCTCACTTAATAGTTTTGTATTTCCTACATAAGGTGAACCTTCTGATACCGCTCCATTACCTATGTATAATTCTTGTGAATCTATTGACCAGCCAAACTCGCCTGATGCAAGTTGTGGTAAATCAGTCTTTTGACCTCTGCGAATTTGTATTCTTGATATTGATACGACAGCCACTTGTGTCTCCTACATATTAATTATATGTATTTATTCAATCGATCACTTCTTCTTTGATATACCGTGCCTTAGATTGTATTGGTTTTAGTTTGTGATTATCAATTTTTTCACGTTCGTTATGTACTAAACTTACATCAAATCTAATTCTATTCAAAGAATATGCTGTATCAGACCATTGTCTATCACCAGCTGATTTTGTTTGTTGATCACGTGTAACTTCAAAACAGGCCAGTAAAGAATTAGAATGGAATATACCATTCCTACCGTATGACATTAAATCATCGTATCTACCACAGATATCATTCCATCCGTGTCCGAATTCTGGAAAAATATATCCTGTTGCCTGCCAAGCTTGATTTTCTGGTCCGTGAGCAAGTCCTACCGAGTGTCCTATTTCGTGTAAATCTGTATAGATATCACACCTACTCATAGAAGCAGGAGGCTTACCTTCTCTAAAAGTTGTGTTAACATTTGCAACACCGCAGGTATCAGGGTATGATGTGCCGTATCCTAATACAATATCAACCGGTAAACCTGTAGTAATATTTTCTAACTGTCTAGTCCTATGCCAGTGCCCTATATATACTTTTGTTAGTTTAAATTCAATATGCACTCCGGAGTTTGCATATATTTCATTATACTGCTGCACCTTTCTTTCCCATTTTTTCCACTGTGAAGAATCTGATGCATATTCGTCCAAAATTTCTACAGGTACATCTTCTCCATATTTATAATGAGATGCATATTCCACGATGCCTAATTCCCAGGTAACAAGTGTAGTGTCATCTTCTCCATAATAAATGAAATTCTGGCGGCTTCTGTTTTCATAGCCTACACAGTCTACTCTGTCATAAGTTTCACATACAGGTTCTGGATCAATTGTATATTGTATTTCTTGTCTGCCTAGCGTGAATATTCCTGTACCAACTTCACCGTCGCCGTAAATTTCTACAGTATCTCTCCCTACTCTTATTGCTTTACCAATAGTTGTACTATGATGGACCATACCCCAAGGTTCGTCGCGGCCTAGCATATCAATATATTCTACATCAATTATTGCAGGTTTAAATCTGTCGCCTATTGCTTGTTCTATTTTTAAGGTTAGTGTTCTATCAAACCCACATTTCCAAGATCTTCTATCTTTTGTTGAGTAACGATTGCCTTGTTCGTCTTCGTAAATAAACCACTGAACACCAGGATAGTCTTTACTGCAACCAGTTTTTATAAGTTTATCACCATACGCGGCACCTGTCCAAAAACCTACAACAAAAAATGTTAAAAATAAAAATAATTTACGCATACCTTTCATAATAATCATACACTCTATTCCACCATTCTTTTTCCCATTCAGCAAATTCGTCTGGCCAAATATCAAACTGCTGGTATTCTCCTGCACGGCTGCACATAAAAACGTGTCCTTCACGTATGTCAGTGCCGTGTACTTCGTTGTGTGCAATAGCATAGGCGGTTAATTGTAAAAAATAATCAACTACCCATTCTTCTTTCTTGGGCTTGTTAGTTTGTTTAAAATCCATTATGCAGGGCTGGCCTTTGTAGGTGCCAACTAGATCTGTAGTACCTGCATAGATGTTTGGAACATATAAAGGAACTTCGCTGCCCCATATTTCGTCTACATCTACCATTGCTTGTTCTTTAATTTGTGTAGCCATCATATGGGCTTGTTGAGCATAAGGATTACTGCCGGGATCAGGCCAGTCACCTGTATCAATATAATCTTCTAGGTACTTGTGCATTCTAGTACCTACACCTGCTGCTTCAGTTACAATCTCTTGTGCTTTCTTTTCGCCTACACGCTTCTTCCAGGCAATAAGATGTGTTTTATCCTTTGTTGCATCAAGTATAGTAGTAACACTTGCTACAGGTGCACCACCCGGAGCAGCATATCTACGTTTACCGTCTACTTCTACTCGTTTCAAGCGTTCGTATTTAAATTTTTCAGTTATCAGACTCATTATCAATCTCTTCTATATCGCTAATATCCCAAGACTGATGAAAGGAGAAAGGATCGCTGTAAAAAGGATTTACTGTTGAGTGAGGATCTTCTATACCTTCTACACCTGTTACTTCTGGTACCATATTCCTTAGCATATTTTCCACACCATTACGAAGTGTGAAATAACTTCCGGCACAACCAGAACAGGCTCCACTCAACTCTACAATTACAATTCCTTTTTCGAAGTTTATAAAATTTATAACACCTCCGTGTTGTTCTACAACTGGAGTTACATATTCATTTAAAATTCTTACAATATGTTCTACAATCTCACTATGGGTTCGTTCAGTCATAAGACCTCCTAGTAATTACTTAGTGTAGCATCAGTGTGGAAAGTTGTCAAGTGGTTTATAGATCCTTAAGGTCAACAGCATTTTTTGCCATTTTACCTACAGTGTCGCTAGGACGACCTGGATTGCCTTTGAGATTCTTAACATCGTCTACTTCACTTGATTTAAACTCAATCTTTTCTTGATCAAAGTTTGTAACAAGTTGCTGAAGTTTTGGATCAGCATCATATGCTGCTTTAAAAACTTCGTAATTAAACTGGCCACGGCCTTGGTTTTGCATAAACTTATCTAGTTTAATCATAGATAAAGCGGCAACTCCTGCCGCTTTTTGTTGTCTTAGAACAGTATAAATGAAGTCGCTATCTACGCCTTCAGAGACTAATTCTTTTTTTTAGAACTTTCGTTCATTTGGCTCCACTGTTCATCACAGTCTGCCTTTGACATACCTAGTGCCATATACTTCTTACAGAACGCATCTTTTGACATTTTTTCAGCATCGGCCATCATTTCTTTTTTAGAAGCGCCTTCGCTGATAGGCTTGCCTTTGATGTTTTTAGACTCACGCTTTTCTCTGCCAGCTTCTTCTTCGCCACCTGCTGCTGCATCATCTGCTTCAAAGTCGTCGCCTTCTGGTTCAATGTCCATATCCATATCATCGCCGTCGACAGTTGGTTCCATATCCATATCGTCGTCGCCCATTGTATCCATTGGTTCAGCTTCGCCTGTTAATTGTCCAACACCTTGTGTTAGCGAACCACGAGTTGATTCCATTGCTGTATACATCGCTTCAAGTGCTGGCTTTACAGTGTTTGTAAATGTTTCACTTGCTTCTGAACCCATTTCATCGCGGATAGCGTCTGCTAGTTCTAGCATTGATTCTGTTTGCATTTCAGCTGTGTCTTCCATCCAACCAGTAACACGGTCGACCATATCTTTTGCTGCCATTACAAGTTCAGCTTTATCTTCTTCGCCTTCATTTACTTGTTGAATCGCTTCGTCAATTGCTATTGATACATCATCTCTTTCAGCCAGTGCAGCATTAAGAACATCAAGGAAGAGTTTGTTTTTTGAATATTCTTCTTTTTGTACTGCATCAAAACTTTCAGTAGTTTCAACATTAAAAACTCTTGTGCGAATTTTGTTTCGAGCATCTTGAAGTTGTTCTGTTGTAAATGCATCAATGTTTATTTTTGAGCCAAAGCGTTTTGCTAGACTTTCATTCAGCGATTTTGCTGTAACTGGTTTTGTAAATTCTCTAATGTTCATTATCTCTTCCCAAATGAATTGTTTATATGTTATTTATCTCTAAGAAAAAATATATCTGTCTAAAATGTTTCTTACGCGATCTGATTCTGCTAAAGCAATATCCAATCTAGTTTCCCTAATATCTCTTTTGAAGGGATCTGTTGTAGTTTTTAAACTATTTTTGTAAAAAATTGCATCATTATAATGTTTTGACATCTTTGTTTCTAATGACATTACCTTTTCTACAACATCTTTTCCTACTGCAAGATTTTTTGCTATAGCTAGAGCAGTGCTCTTAAATTCAGTTCTCACTACCTGCCTATTTTCTTTTGCATTATATATAAGATATCCTTTAGGACTTTTGCGTACTACAATATGTTTGATCCTGATGGAATTACCTTTTTGATGCGGGATTGGTACAGATTCTAAACCTTTATTGACAATTTCATCTAATTGTCTAGCAATATATTCAGAATTCATTTGGCATCACCATAACAGTTCCGTTGTGCAGTAACTTACTTATTACACTCTTACGAATAAGGTTATTGATAATGACTTGATCTCTTTCATCAAATGAACTCAAGGGTATAGGTCTAGTGATAGACTCTAACAAGGACCTTTCTTCGTTAGTAACAAATATTTCAAAACTTGTAATAAGTTCGTTTAGCTTCATTTTATTGCTGCCAATTGTTGCTGTAAATTCTTGAGTTGCATTTGGGTAGTTTTAATTTGCTGTTGGATCTGCTTTTTCATCATATTCTTTTGATTCGGATCCATACCCATTTGGTCAGGTGCGCCCATTGGTTGTTTGTTCTGACCCATTGTTTGTTGATTTTGAGGAGGATTATTTTCTAAACCTAATTCATTTATTTTCATATTCTTCCTCCTCTGCCGCTTCTAGCGCCTGTGCGCTTGCGTGGCTTGATTCTGCGCCTACCAGTATTAACTTTTGCTAATCTCTTAGTAGTAGGACTTGTTCTAAACGTTCTGGAACGTTTGATGTCAATTGTAGAGCCTTTACTTCTTCTTGTTCTCTTTAGTGTGTTACTAGCACTCATTTTTTTAGGAGCATTACAAGTTGCTGCCTTTGCAACAACCCTGCCCTTTCTTGGCCCACTTGTGCATCTATACTTTCTTGCAACGTGTCCTTTTGTACCAGACCTTTTTTTATGACCGAAGACTGTTGCTACTCCTTCTGTAATCTCGCGTAGTAACATTAACGTCTCCTTTTATTCAGAGCCTGCACTCGACGACTTGCTGGATTGATACGTTTAGTTTTACGTGCTTTTCTTGCCATCCTAGCACCTAATCTTGCTTTTGTTCTTTTGAACTGCATACGCTTTTTGATATCAGGTGCTGCAAAACATTGAGCCATTTTAGCTACTACTCTATTTTTGCGTGGGCCTGAAGCACAACGATATTTACGCACAACCTTCTTACCAGATCGAGCCCAGGTTTGACCTTCATCAAGGTCCTCTATTTGGTCAATAAAAAACTCACGTAGTAACATACAGTTATTTATGTGAGTTAGGATAGGTTTATAAGTATAACGACAATAGTTGATAGCAATCCTGCAATAATAGTGCCTGTGGCACCTATCAATACTTTTGTCATAGAAGCTTGGCCAGTTGTAATTAATTCAGCAAGGTCGTCAACTTTTTCTTCAACTTTTGTAAGTCGTCCTTCAAGAACTTCGTAACGTTGAGCGCATAGATCAACGTGAGCTTCTAAATTCTCTCTTTCTAATTGAGTTGTCGACACATCATTCTCCATAAAGTAAACTCGTAGTTAGCCTTTAAATTATTCTTTCTAATGTGCCTGGTTACTAACGTAACATTATTATTTATCATCTGAAGTAAAAACTAGATTAATATCGTCAGGATTTTTGGTATCAAATGCTTGTAGATCTAAAGAAATATTTTCATCTAAACCTGTAATAATAGGTATTAAATGAAAGTCTTCATTTAAAATGTCTACAGATAATGCACCTTCATACTCTATATCAAAACTATAACGCCAAAGTTTTGTTACTTTCTTATACTTTTTTCCAAAATTTATATCTTGCGGTATTGAATCTAGGATTTGAGGTGCTTTGATATATGTAGGATTAACTCTTAATCCTATTGTCTGTAAAACTGTGTGAAAATTTTGTTGCTGGCGTACTTTTTTTGGATCATCTCCCCTACGAGCCCGTGTTTCAGTTATATCTACTAGAGTGTATAAATCAAATCTCATATCGTATTTAAAGCCATAAAAAAAGAGCCCACATAAATGTGAGCTCTTTGATGTGCCTAAGCACGGTCCCTAAGGTAGTTAGGTATTATGGATTGCCAGTGAATGTTGCAACTGCGCTTAGTGCTTGACCTTTTACTGTCGCTGCATAAGCTGAAGCATCTGGACCGCCTTGGATAGCAAAGTGCATTACACCTGCGTTGTTTGCTGTACCTGCTACACCTGCAATTGTGTGGCCGTCTGTTTCTAGTGCTAAACGGATAGCTGTTAGAGCTGCATCGTCTGCAACTGCTGCGTCTGTTACTAGAACTGTTGTTGTTGGGCCTAGGCCGTTACCAGCTTTTGCCACTGCATTATTTGTTACTTCTGCCATTTTATTTCTCCTATATCTCTAATGGCAAAACGCACTTTCTTGCGTTTTGTATAATATTATTTATCAAATATAAGAAAAATATAGGTTTATCAGCGTTTTTTTGCTCTGGAATGTAAAGCTCTAAGATTTTGTACAAAAGCAGGACCTGCTTTTACTATATCGTCTAGCATTTCAATTGCTGGAAGATATGCATTTACCATACTTGCACTTGCTGCCTTATTATCCTTTGCAGCAGATAAGAATTTTTTAGTTAGTGCAAGATTTTTATCACCTACTAGATATCTGTACAATGCAAGATCTCCCTGACTTACAGAAACATCTGGAATACTTACTGTAGGTTCTGGATCAATGACATTTGCTTTTTCTAGATTTTTTATTGCAGCAAATTTTTCAAAGTCCTCGATAATGTCTGAACTTCTTAACTTAGCTCGTACAGCAAATATCAGTCTAGTAGCTAGTAGTCTTTTTTCTGCTTTTGTAAGTTTGCCGAAATTAGATAAGTTTCTTCTTATGGCTTTATAATCAGCATTTGTAATGCTTAAAGAACTTTCTAATTTGATAAACAGGTTTGCAACCTGCATAGGTTGTCTACCTTGTCCTAGATATTGAATGTATCTGTTCAAATCTAAAATAGGTAATTTTGTTTTTGCTTTTAATTTTTTTGCTGCACCAGGATCTTTGAGCTTTGCTTGGGCACTGTCATCACCTACAAGGAAATAGATAAAATTGTACAAGTCAGTACCCATTATACGGTAATACTTGTAAAGCTCAAAACCTGATGTTTTTTTACAATACCTTTGTACATAACCTTCAAAGTCTTTGTACTGACGCATTGTTTCTAAAGCCAACAGAGTTAAGTATAACCGTTCACAACAATCTGTATAAGTCAGCTTTCTAGAGCTGCCATTGTCTTTGGTCATTCTTGCTTCGTGTAGGTCTTTAATAAAATCCATTAGCCTCTAGCCATTTGGTCAGCTTGTCTTGCAATTTCATCATCGTCAGGCGCTGCGTCCATATCGTCATCATCTGGCTCTGCTTCTGGTTCTTCGGGCTCAGGCATTTTGACTGCTCTAGCCTGCTTTGCTTTAGCTACAATATCTTCTAGTTCTTCCTTATTAACTCCTGCTTTCTTGAGTGCTTCTGCAGGTGTTTTTGCTTGACCGTCTGGCAATTCAGCAAGCATCGTGCCTAGCATACTTGCCTTGTTCCAAACTGCATCATCTGGCCATTTTACACCCGAACTTGGCTCTAAAGAATTTGTAATTTGTCTACCTAGTCTGCGAATTTCTACAAACTTTCCTGCGCCACGATCGTAAATAGAATCACGTGGTCCTTCTGTTACTTCATTAATTTTCATTTCTATTTCCTTAATTTGGTTGCCATCTTGTACGTGGCACTAGTTTAGTTTTTGATCCAAGGGCAACGTAACCTTCGCCGCCTTTTTCGCCTTTTGTAGTTGCCTTAACGTCTGCGTCAGCATCGTCTAATTGATCTATGATATGATCCTTAACAGACATAATTTGTTTTACAAGCCCTAGTATTGCTGCTAGACCGTTCGTTTGTTTATCTAGTTCTGCTAGTTTTGCTTGCTGTCCTTGACTTACTTTTGATGTTTTCAGCCAGTCAAAAAACCCTGTTTCTAATTTATCTAACTGCCTTGCTCTAGTCATTTGATTAACATAAGTGTAAATGATTCCTGCGGGATTACTTAAACCTTTTGTTCCTTGCAGGAATGTATCTACTGCTTTAGAGCTACTTTGCACTCTTTTCCTTATGCTGTCAACCTCTTTTGTATTCACTTTAGGTTGATGTGTGACATATGTTTGTCCTAGCACTACTGCGTCTTGGGAATTAAGTTCTTTTACATCTTTAATAGGTGTGCCCGACTTGCTGCCCCACTCGTCAAACTTTGAATGGACTACTACACCGACTTTTGAACCTGCTATGCGTCCACCAAGAGGGCTTTTCGTGTCGACTGTGTATTTGACGTTGTTGGGCTCGAATTCTACTGCGCCGTCAGTAGTGCTAAAAGGTTTACGTGGACTGTATAATAGATCGCCATATACATATCCTCTAAAGTTTGGCGGTGTAGCCGCTTTCATTACGTTAAACACTTCAGACATTTCCTCACCAAAGTCTGCTCTCCAAGGTTCTTCTTCTACACCTTTACCTGAGTTTTGAATAAATTTGTTTAGGTCTTCTGCAGAAGTTGATTTATTTCTACCCCAACCATTCTTGCCTACTAGAACAAAAGTGCCGTCTGGTTCTCTACCCCAATAGATAGTTGGATTGCCGTCCCACTTGATAGCAACATCGCCTGAATCTGAACCTAGCTTTTCAAGGATGTTTGCGGCTTCTATGCCACCTTGTGACCCTTTTACAAATACAAGATCTTCTAGGTGTTGGTATTCACGACCTACTTTCGCTGCTTCTGTAATTGTATTACCTGTGTATTGAAAACTAGATCCTACAAGTTGTCTCTCGTAAGGGTGCTTGCCTCGCTTCTTTTTAGCAGGCATTGGATCCTTACCTTTGACTTGATCGGCTGCTTTGCCGCCGCCTTTTATTTCGTAAAATCTCATCTTACTAGTGTGCTCGCTAATGTTATAATTCTATTCAGCTGACGATCAGCAAGTGTTTCAGGTACTGACTTACCTTCTTTTTCCATTGCTTCTTTCCAAGGAGCAATTAGTTCTTGATAGTTAGGATCACCTTTAATCTTTGCAAGCATACTTTCTACAGTGTGCGTGTCTGCTTCAGTAGCACCTTTGCCTAATAGGACAACTGCAATATCGTTCCAGTTATCTGCAACTACTTCGTCGCCTTTGTTTGGATCAACTACACCAAATTTAGGACTAAACTTGTAGCCTCTACCTCTTGCAATACTAGACAATAGTATAGCTCTGTCCTTACCTGAGTATTGTTCTGTGC